GGAAATAGGAACTCCGAGCTGAGTCGCTCGGGAAATGGCTTTGGACATATGGGCTCTGCATACTATCGCAGCACGCCGAACGGACCTTTGAGTCGTTACTGTGGTTCTGATGTTGGCGAACCATCTGCCAACTCTGCGAAGGTGGGACCCGTAAAAGTCTTCGGACGGGTTTACGAGGCCGGAGATGGAGAAGTCGTCTTCAAACTTCGCAGCGACAATAACTTGCTGCAAGAAGCGACGATCGGTGGAAGCAATTCTCGCGTAGAGAGTATTTCTCTCATGAAAACCTACCGGATCCGGTTGGCGTTGGAACTTGACGGTCTTCTCAACGAAAACACCGCCATTGCCGGACACAATCGTCTTTCGACGATTGATGACGAATCCGAGGTTCTTCATCTCCCTGAAATAGGAAGATGGTCGCGAGAAAATTCCGATAAGATCGTCTCCCCGGATGATATGGGGATAAGACGCTTGATTGGACATCTCGACTGCATATCTATGCAGGAGACAGAGAGTAGTGAAGGAGAGTGGAGTGCCCATGTGGATTCCGCGTTTGGTACGAGAAATCGTACCGTCGGGAAAGATGAGATCGGTCGCTCCGAAGACTTTGTTTATATAGTCTCTGCTCCAGTGCTCATGAGGAATAGACAGTCCGCTAAGGAGTCCCTGCCACAAGGCCTGGGCTACCTCATGCGGAATGTAATCCGTGGCGGCACTGAGATCGGAGCTAACACAAACACCGGACCGACCTCGGCAGTTCCGAATAAAGCGGTTGATCTTCTCGTCGTTCGGCTCCCGGTCGGCGTCAAGCCACTCCTCGTTTTCAACGAGGGGCCAGACCTGACGTCGAATTATATCACCGGGCAACATGTGCGAAGCAGAAAACTTGCACAGAACGCGAGACTTCCANCCCTTTTGCGGAACCGCCATAATTCTCCCGACAAAAGGCTCGATCTTTGCCTTTTCGAATGCGGTCTCCACAATAGCTTCCTCGAGAATCGGACACCCCTCTGTAAGAGGAGTGAACTCCAAAAGAGGTTCAAGAATCTCTTTAGAGGAGTCTATCAACTCGCCGATTCTCCCTCCCTCATTGCGCGAGAACAAAAGGCTCGCAGCATTCTCTCCGGGTGCCCAACCAGAACTTCTGGGCACCATGTCCAACCTCCTCTCAACAAACTCCTTCGCCCAGTAGTAAATCTCATCACAGTGAGAATCAAAGTCCGGATCACGAATAAGTTCCGTATCCTCCGTGACTATCTTTCTATAAGTCTTTATGGCCTCGGCGGCAACCTTATTGTTACCGACCGGAAGAGCGCGACCGATTCTCGCAAACTGGGCTCGAGCGCCAGAATGCGAGGCGGCAGACTTAAGAAGTCTCACGAAGGAATACGGAATTTGCGTCGTGTAGGACTCGGGCCACTTATCTTCTATGGCCCAGATTCGGAAGGCATGCGAGAGGCCTTTCAGCTCCCTGCATACAATTTCCGGATCTTTCTTCGCTGTGATGAGAAGCCACCCACAGAAACGGCGGACGACTCGCAGGTCACAGACCCTACCACTCGGAACAACAGAGAGGTAGGTGAGTCTGATAACGCGGTAGACCTTTTCTACAAAGGCCGCTACGTCCACAACTGGAGAATCTGGTCGAAGATCCCCCGTTCGTTCCGTTCTTGGTCTTTCCAAGGCGGGACGAACCACAGGGTGATTCGGCCAACTCCAAGGGTCTCCCGGTAGAGAGAACCCTCGCAGTGGCTTTG